TATCCACCATACAATATCGTAAAGACTGGTAGTAATAAATTTGATATTGAGGTCGCACTTGCGGGTTTCAATAAAAAAGATATTGATGTCACTAGTGAAAACGGTATGTTGACTATCGAGTCTAAAGTTAAGTCTGTTGTCAACGATTCGATTGGTGCAGATGCTAAAAAAGACGAGAAGATGGTACATAAAGGTATTTCTAAAAGATACTTTAAGAAATCTTTTACAATCGCTGATGATGTTGAAATCAAAGGCGCAGAGTTAAAAGATGGTATGTTAAGAGTATCAATGGAAAAAATAGTACCAGAAGCGAAAAAACTAAAGACTATTGAGATTAAATAGTTAATTAATAGAAAGAGCGCTGAGACTTGACTTAGCGCTCTTTTTGTATATAATGGATATATTATAAAAGGAGTAATTATATTATGGACAAGTGGAAACTAATCATAGATCACATTTTTAAATTTAGAATTGGCGACACAGATGAAAAAGGCGGTTGTACTTTTATTGGTGGCGAATGGAAAGATGTATCAACAAAAGAATTATTTGGTGGTAAGAAAGTTGTAATATTTTCTTTACCAGGTGCTTTTACACCAACTTGTTCTGGTCAACAATTACCAACTTTTGACGAAATGTATTCTCAATTTAAAGACAAAGGAATTGATGATGTATATTGCATATCTGTAAATGACGCATTTGTTATGAATGCATGGGCTAGAGATTTAGGTATAAAAAACGTTAAGATGATACCTGATGGTGATGGCACATTTACTAGATCAATGGGTATGTTAGTAAATAAACCTAAACAAGGTTTTGGTATGAGAAGTTGGAGATATGCTGCGATTGTTAATAATGGTACAATAGAAAATATGTTTATTGAACCAGGTCAAAATGATTTCAGCGATGATGATGACCCTTATACAGTTTCATCACCAGAACACGTTTTATCAAAGCTCTAAACATTGACAAAAAAACTATACTGTGATATTATATTATATTAAATTATGAAAGAGGTGAAGTATGAACTTATCAAGTGACACAGTTGCTGTGTTAAAAAACTTCTCTGATATTAATCAAAACATTTTGGTTAAACCAGGGAATAAAGTACAAACTATTTCTACTATGAAAAACATCTTGGCAGAGGCTGAGGTGAGTGAAAAGTTTGAAGACGAGTTTGCGATATATGACTTACCAGAGTTTTTAAGATCGGTTGAATTATTTGAGAAACCAGAACTTAAATTTAACGGTGGTGGGTATGTAAATATATCTCAACAAAGACAATCAATCAAATATTTCTTTGCAGATAAATCTGTTATTGTTGCGCCTACTAAAGGTATATCAATGCCAGATAAGTTTGTTGATTTTACAATCACTAAAGATAACTTTGCTAGATTAATGAAAGGTACAACTACATTAAATCTACCAGATGTTGCTGTTAAAGGTGATGGTAAGACAATCAAAATGATTGCGACAGATAAGAAAAACAAATCATCTAATCAATATTCTATTGATGTTGGTGAGAGCGATAAGAAGTTTACTGCGTATTTTAGAACGGAGAACTTTAAACAAATCGTTGATGATTATGATGTTGCGATTTCAAAAGCAAAGATTTCTCATTTTGTAAACAGAAACAAACCTGTACAATATTGGATCGCTTTAGAACCTGACTCTGAATTTTAAGGGGGTTGTAAATGTCCGATTTTTTATGGGTCGAAAAGTATCGACCAAGAAAGATTAAAGATTGTATTCTCACAGAAGAACTAAAGAATACCTTTACACAATTTCTAAAACAAAAAGAAATACCGAATTTGCTTCTATCGGGTAGCGCTGGTACTGGTAAGACGACTGTCGCCAGAGCACTCTGTGAAGAACTAGGTAGTGACTATATTGTCATTAATGGTTCTGACGAAGGTAGACAAATAGATACCGTAAGAAGTAAAATTAAAAACTTTGCTTCTACGGTATCACTAACAGAAGACGCAAATCATAAAGTTGTTATCATAGACGAGGCAGATTACATGAATGCTGATAGTGTTCAACCTGCGCTTCGTAATTTCATTGAAACATTTTATAAGAATTGTAGATTTATCTTTACCTGTAATTACAAAAATAAAATCATACCCGCACTACATAGTAGATGTACGGTAGTTGATTTTAAAATTGTAAATGGTCAAAGAGTGAAGACTGCCACTGCCTTTCTTAAAAGACTAGAGGGTGTGCTTAAAGATGAGAAGATAGGGTTTGATAAGAAGGTATTGGCAGAACTCATACAGAAATACTATCCAGACTTTCGTAGAACTATAAACGAACTACAAAGATATTCTGTAAGAGGTAAGATAGATAGTGGTATATTATTTAATCTAGGCGAGGCTAACACTAAAGAACTTGTTAAAATACTCAAAGAAAAGAGATTTAACGAGATGCGTAAATGGGTAGTACAAAACCTCGATAAAGAGGCGTCTTCCTTGTTTAAGACGTTATATGACACGCTATATACCACGCTAGATGCGAAGTCTATACCTCAAGCGATATTGATTATCGCAGGGTATCAATATAAGTCTGCGTTTGTCGCTGACCAAGAGATCAATATGGTCGCTTGTTTAACAGAGATTATGGCGGGTTGTAAGTTTAAATGAGACAGGATTTAATTGTACAACAACAAGTTAAGAGTGTATGGCAACACATGGTAGGTGTCATATGTCTTAATCTAACCACAGGTAAACAAGTTAAGAAAGTCTTACCTAAATTATTTAAGAGATACCCAAATGCCACATCTTTTTTAAGAGGTAGAGAAGCCACTCAAAGAAGAATGTTAAAAGACTTGGGTATGTCTAATGTAAGAACAAAGAGATTAAGAACTATGAGTTTAGACTTTTTAAGTTGGGATAGAAAAGATGCAACTGATTTACATGGTATCGGTAAGTATGGTAGTGATAGTTATAGAATATTTTATAAGAACGAGATACCAAAAGATGTAACTGATAAGGTTCTAAAAAAGTATATTACTAAATATGAAAAAAAGAAACCCAATAGCACTTGATTTGAGAACACCGAAATACAGAAGTAGAACGGTGAAGCCCAAAAAGGGTAAGGGTAGTTTTACGAGAAAGAGAAATGGCAAGAAGAACATTATTGAGAAAATGGATAGTTAAATTGAGAATGTTTTGGGCTGATGTAAGAGGTCATCACGGTAAAGTTTGGGACTATGAACCAGGCGATTATTATATGGGTTCTCACAAAGGACACAATAAACATCTTAAAAAATAATTGAAAGTTTTATATTATGTACGAATTGAAAGATTATTTAAACGCAATCAATTTTACAAAACAAAATTTATTAGACACAAATGACGAGACTTGGGTAAAAAAATATCCACCTTTCGTAATCAATAAGTGTCTTTCCGTTCATTATGATTGTATCGCTCAGGCGAATGAAATGAATGGTTATCACTTCCTAGATAAGAAAATACAATTTCACTTTTACATAAATAGTATAAGAAAAAAGAAGCGATTTGGTGGCAAGTGGTTATCACAAGCCAAATTGAAGAATTTAGAGTATGTAAAAGAGTATTATGGTTATAGCAATGAGAAAGCAAAAGACGCTCTCAACATACTAACTGAGGAACAAATTGAACTAATTAAGAATACCTTATCTAAAGGTGGGAGAACAAGATGAGCGAAGAAGCAATCAATTGGTCCGCTGACAGTATGTTAGAGGTCACAATAAAGCAACCAGATGACTTTTTAAAGATTAGAGAGACTTTAACTAGAATAGGTGTTGCGAGTAGAAAAGACAAAACTTTATTTCAAAGTTGCCACATCTTACACAAACAAGGAAAATATTTCATCACACATTTCAAAGAATTATTTGCACTTGATGGTAAAAAAGCAACATTAACAGAGAACGATATTCAAAGACGAAATACAATCTCTATTTTATTGCAAGATTGGAATTTAATAGATATAGTGGATAAGACAAAAGCAGAAAACAAAGCACCACTATCTCAAATCAAAGTATTACCTTTTAAAGAAAAGAAAGAGTGGAACTTATCAGCCAAATATAATATAGGAAAAAAAGTTGAGGCCAAGGATAATACTGAAAATGCAAGTACCGAAGTTTAAAGAATTTATAACAGAGACAGATATAAAGCGTAGG